TTAGAGAGAGCATGAGTCATTTGTGGAGTAATATTTTCAAATAACATTGCTCTCAAATTAGAACCAATCTCAGGGTGAAATGGTCTCTCATAATGATTAGTGTTAATTAAGTTTCTAACACTTCTTTTGACTGCTTCAACGTCTGTAAGTTTTTGAATATCTTTTGTTGCAGAGTTTGCTTGAAAATCTAAGTCTAAATCACGATAGATTTTAGCACTTCTTTTACTCTCATTACTTTGTGTTGCGTCATACCTTGACATTTAGCAATCTCTCCTATGCTATATTTATACCGTTATCCACCAGCAAATACATTACTTGACCCAGCAGCTACAGATGTACAACCACTTATACTATCTCCAACACGACCGCATCCTTTACCATTAACAAAAACACTTCCTGAACCTGAAGCAATACCTGCGTTATGAGCTGGGCAAGGGTCACCTGGTAGTGTATGTATAGTGTTTACATCTCCTTGTCTACTAACAGGTCTACCATTTGCAAAAACATTTCCTGAACCTTGTGCCCTAACCATTCCTGAACAATGGGCAACATCAGCATCTCCGACTCTTGTTACTGCTGGCATTTTATATCTCTAAACATAATAAGAAGCCACAGCACTTCTAATTGATTCATATTCGTTATTAATTACATGCGTAACAGTAAAAGTATTTGTACCACCACTAGAAGTTACAGTAACAGTATATGACTTTGTAACAGAAGTTGTTGTATCTTGATTTAAATTATAAAATAATTTGTTACTAGGAAGATTATCAAGCCCAATCACAGTCGTGGGTGAACCTGCTAAATCACTACTTCCTTTTTCAACATATTTAAATTCATCAGTAAAAGAATCTTCATAAGTTCCTACAAGTGTGCATGATGTAGTTCCTGGTGTCATAGTAATTCCATTATGTGTTGTTGATGTTACAGAAGTAATAGTTTCTGGCGGAACAGTATCGGTGGTAAAACCAATTGTTGCATTAATTGTTCCAAGTCTTTCTGTTTCTGTTACAACTGAACCGGAACCAGGACTAACACTTACACTAATACCCATTTTTAGTTTGTCTCTCTTTTCATTAACTCTTGTAACTTGTCGTTATAAGATGCCATTTCCTCATGTTCTTTTTCTGTATGAGGACTAGGAGGAATGATTGGTTCAAATCTTACAAGATTTTCGAAATTTTTAGGTATGTCATTATAATCGCTAAATTGTAAGATATGTCCTTTATCTCTAATCGCAAAAATACCCTTCATGCCTTTTTCTTCTTTTTCTTAGGTGCTTTACCGCCTACCCATGCTTCGTTGTAGTCTTTTGTAGATTTATCGTCTGCTTTATATTTGCCTTTAACTCTAGCACGTTTAACCTTTTTCTTTGTTGGTTTATCATGCGTCTTTGCCATTATGCCAAAGTGGTATATATCCATACCACGATTCTCGTTCAAACTTTCCCACATTTTCTTAAAAAATTTACTAATTTTATTCATAATTTTACTTTACCTTCATTGATTAATCGTTCTCTATTTTCTAAATGTAATTTCTCAATCACTTCCTTGTTACCGCCTGAGTATTTAACAGCATGTCCTTCTTCTATTAATGTAGAAGTTAGTAAATCGCCGTGTGAATTTCTTAAATCACCAAGAATACGACCAAACTTCCCTTTGGCATCATACTTTTGTGTAACTAATACGATATCATCCGTTTCTACAAATTTTTGAACTCTTTCTTTTGCAGCTAAACCGAAAATCTTCTCAACTTTGTCTCTTGTTCTTGATTCAGGAGTATCAATGCCCATCACTCTTACTCTTTCATCATTGAGCCATACGTTAAAACCTAAATCTATGTCAATATCAACAGTATCGCCGTCAACAACTCTTCTAATTTTGCATTTATACTCGTACATTCAGTTTTCCTTTGTTTTTACATGAACTATTTATAAAGGCTTTACAAAATCTTTAAGATAATGTATAATAGCAATGAAAAACACAAAAATACCAAAAAAATAGGAATAATACTTGACAAGGGGATATTTTTAGTGTATAATATAGGTATATTAACTCAGAGGACTAAAAAATATGATGATTGACGAACTAGAAGTTATAAAAGCATGTAATGATGCACTAGACCAGATTGCTGACGGTGATTTCGATAGTGCAGTTATGACAATTTCTACTTTAAGAGCAGATAATCAGAAAAAAATTGATGAATTTGCGTCTTGGGCAGAAGAAGAGAGTAAATCAGGACAATTAGAGATAGATTATCCGGTAGGAACTACTGATGCTGACGGTCAAATGAATTTATTTAACAATTAATTTGTAAATTATTGATTTTATGGGGGTTTTTAGATGGAATAACGCTTGACAAGTGTTTCAATATATCATATAATGTACTTATATTAACGAAACAAGAGGTAAATTATGAGTTGTGACGCAAATACTAGAGTTTTAGAAGATTATTTCGAAGAAGGTCTTGAAATGGGTATGACTGAAGAAGAAGCTCAAGAATATGCCTATGAAAAGTTTGATGGAGGTCAGTAATACAATGGACCATCATCAAGAATTATACGAATTGAATCAGCAGAATGAAGAAGCTGAGTATCACCAGTGGGAACTAGAACAACAAGAACAAGAAGAGAACAAAAAAGAACAAAAAAAGAACGAAGAGTTAAACAAACTAGTTCTACCAGACCACGCATGTCTCAGATAGTAAAAAAAATGGAAAAAAGTCCATTTTTTTCTTGACAAGTGCTTGTATACTTAGTATAATATATGTATGTTAAACAAAAGAAACAATAAAAAAATGAAAGGTTATATTATGTCACAACAAACAATCAATTATGTAGGTATTTCTAAAGACTATAACGAGTCTAAAGAAAAGAGTTTCGGTTTCTACTTCACTACTGAAGAGAATGACGATATAGTTTATACTAATACGTTCTTATTAAAAGACTTAGTTTTCGATTTGAGAACAAAGTATTTATTACCTAACTCATATATGGCAAGTTCTTCAATGGACTTTGCAACTGAAGAAGGTTTCTACCGTAACGGTGCTGCTTCAATGGTTCTTTCTCTTGCAAGTAGAATTGCTGAGTCTGGTAAGACAATCAAAGAATACACAAAGAATGTGTTAAGTGAGAATGTCGATATAAGACAAGTTGAGTTTGCTGATTTAAAAGAGGAAGATTAATATGACAAATCTATTATCAATAATCGGTATCATGTGTATGATGTTTGCTGTAGGGGCGATTGACGGTCCCACACCAGAGACATCTGGTAATGACTTCTTTCTATCTTTTATACTTGCAAGTATTGGAATCTTAACACTATTAATTGTTGCAATTAAGTCACAAGAAGATGAGGAATAATAGGAATAATACTTGACAAGTGCTTGGGAAATTAGTATAATATGTGTATAACAAAAAAAAGAAAGGCTATATTATGATTACAACAAACGATATAAAAAACGCAAAACAAAAGTGTTATTCAATCTATCAAGATTTACAGGCTACTATGGCTGGGGCATCTATGTGTGATGTAGATACGCTTGAAACTCAGTTTACTGAGATTTGTGCTGAGTTTGGATTAAACTTCGAAGACACATATGATTGGTGTGAAAATCAACATTCTTCAAGTTATTAATTATAGTCCAAATAAATGGAATAATGCTTGACATGCTTTACAAAGTTCGATATAATTACTATATAAACAATTGAAAAAGGACTACATTTATTATGAAAACACTAGTTACTAAAAAATCTACTTCTCTTTTATCTGGTATCAAGAATATGATGGCCGGCGCTAAAGAGAACTACGATTTCTGGACTGCACCTAGAGACGGCACACCTAAATCTTCTTATTGTCTTGAACAACTTGCTGATTGGGACTCAAAAACACAAGTTAAAATGGGTCGCAAATACTTTAAAGTTATACAAGATAGAAGCGTGTTTGCTTTTATTGTTAAAGAAGATGACGGCAAATTTAAAAAAGGTGATATATTGAAAGCCTCTGGTTACAATGCACCTGCTTTAAATCAACCAAGAGGAAATGTACTTGACGGTAATTACTATATCGCATGGACTGGTCCTCTTTACTTAAACTAAACTACTAACTGATAAGGAACTATATTATGAAAAACGTAAAATCTGAAATACAAAAAATGAACCTTGCTCAACTTAACGAACTATCTGAGTTTATTAATGATTGTAAGGTACTAACTGCGAAAGCAACTTTAAAGGTTGGCCAAAAGGTCAATGTTGTTCAAAAGACTAAAAAGACTCCTGGTATAATTACTAAAATTAATCAGAGTAAATGTCTTGTTGATATGCTTGGCAGAATTTATAGAGTGCCAATGTCAATGTTGGAGGCTGCATGATAGAAACAATGAATGAAGTTTTAGTTGATAACCTCATTGAGGTTATCGCTGAGATGAATCAAGAACAGAGAGATAAGTTTGCAAAGACTTTTGTCTCTAAATGGCCTGAACTTGCAGGTCAAATTTCTTTCAGTATTGAGGCTAACTTACGAGATGTTGAGGTTAAAGACCCTGCATTAAGATTAGACCCTAATAAAAAGGCCTTTATTGTCAAACAATCAGATAGACAATATACAAGCATTGGCATTGACAGGAGGTAATGAGTGTTAATTAAAATAGACGATAAAGTAAGTATAAATCAAAATTATTTAAGACAAACTAGAGAAGGTATCATAACTGATATATCAATCGCAACAAAGACAGACGACCCTGCTGGCGAACTTGGTGTACAGATACAAGAATATGATACCGAACTTAATTATAAAGGGTCAATTGGATATGTAACAGAGAGTGGTGACCAATATTGGGCATACTTCTCACAAATAGTAAAGGATATATAATATGGTTTATGATGAAGAGAGACTTATTACTGCTGTAATAACTCAAGCAATTGAAGACACTTTATATACAGGCAAACGTCCTAGGTATGTAAAACACAAAGAAGATGCAATCGACTGGATTCTAAATGAAGAAGGTGAAGACCATATTGTATTTCTAAAGTATTGTGCTATGCTTGGTTTAGACCCAGCTATAATACAAATGAAAGTTAAGAAATTTACTAACCCTAAATTAACTAACTCTGAAAAATTAATGATAAAACAAAATATGCTAAAAGGTAGACAATATGACAATGAACAAAATCAAGTACAAGTTTAACGAAAATAAAATTGTAAATGATATAATAGATTATATTAATGCGACTTATAGTTCTCATTATTCTAATTCAAAATATCAAGCAACTGAAATTATTATTGACCAAGGTTATGGTACAGGTTTCTGTATGGGCAATATCTTAAAATATGCTCAAAGATATGGCAAGAAAAATGGTCGTAATAAAGCTGACTTGATGAAAGTTATACATTATGCAATCATACAACTATCACAAGACCATTATTCATCAGAAGGTTCTAAACCTAAAGATAAGTTAATTGACGCTAATATTGAAGCAGGTGAAGGCAAACAGATTGAACAGTATCATAAGTTTAAGAGTTTAATCGTAGATACTAAACAATGATTACTATAAAAGATTACATACGTGGATTTGTTTTTAGTATTCTATTTCTAGTCTTATATGTGATAGGGTGGTTTGTGAATAATCCTTGGTTACTTGGATTTTAATTGCTGTTAAAAATTACAAGAATATTAACAACAATATTAGGTTTGCTTATAGTATTGCCTATATCGCCTACTATATTTCTTATATCGGTATGGTGGGCTTCTTACGGAGTGTAGGTCAGTCTGGTAGACCGCTACGTTTGGGACGTAGATGTCGCAAGTTCGAATCTTGCCACTCCGACCAATTACTCAGCTAGCTTAGGTGGGTTTCTCAAAGGACGTACATGAGTACTTATAAGAACCAAGATTTAGAGATTACAATAACAGGAAGAGCGGTAACGATGGCGGGTTACGATGGACTGTAAATCCATTTCCCCTGGACTAGTAGGTTCGAATCCTACCTCTTCCACCAATTAAAGGAGAAGTTTAGTATGGCAAGAATACACCCAGGAAAACGTAAAGCAAATCCAAATCTTACTTGTAATGAGAAACCACGTATCAAAGGTTGGTCTAAAGCAAAACTAGAAGATGCGATTGAAAAGACAAGTAAGAATAAAGAGAAAGCAAGATATGCTAAAGAAATTGAAAGAAGATTCTAAGTATGGGATTAGATGAAGATAGAAAACGAAGATTAAAAGCTACAGGTAAATGGTTTCAAACTTCTAAAGTGAATAGACGTTTATGGTTGAATCATATCTTTCCTATTCTTTTAGTTATTGCTTTTATCTTTTATGTTGTGAACCTATAATGAATTCATTGCTCGTCTATCTCATCATTGTATTTAATGATAAAGTTCGAATAGAGATACCTTACGATAATATGGAAGCATGTCTCATTGCTGAGCAATTAATTGATAAAGAGCCACAAAGATTAATTTATACAAAAAAAGGAATAGATAGTATTACATATCGGTGTGTAGAGCTCTACTGACATAAATATTATTATAATCGTTGAACCCGTTCGGGTCGGAAGTAGGAGACGAAGCAACGCACTTTTTTAACAGTACTATGTTAGGAGGGTGTTATGAGTTCGCAAGTACTACACACATATCTAAAATTAATTGAAGAAGAAAGAAAAAGAAGATTTTTATTGAATTATCTTTCGTTGAGACGAAAGTAAGGAAAATCGAGTCTCATAGCCGCCCGCTAGGCGGCTTTAAGGACTGTTCGTGTATGATTGTACCCTAGAAAAAAGGGGTTATTCTGAGGATTCTTTCGATTCTGTATTAGAACTTTCTTTGTCTGTTTCGACAACAGCAACAATCGTTTTTTCACAAGATACAACACAATGCTCATGATGTGCCTTTGCTTCATGACAAGCAATAAGCAAGAAACTTGCAAATAGATATAGAGCAATGATTAGTCTTTCTTTTGTTATATTCATAGTTTTACCTTTGTATTAAAAATGTGGGGGCGTTGTTACCCCCACAAGTTGTGTTAGTTGATACTATATTTCAGCACAAGCATAACAATTGATTTCTAAGCCAACTGCTATTTCTTTTACGATTGGTGATTTCCACATAGTATATCTCCTTTCATCCGAGTTAAGATTTTAGTTATTTACTGGTGCGTTTGCACGCCATTGATAACAAGACCAGTATCTTGCTGTCGTCTTATCTTTCGCTGTATCACAATTGTGTCGAGCACGAAATGACTTTCTACGTTTAGGGTCATCTCGTTTAATCGAAAGTCCTGTTGTATCACCAAAAGAAACTTTGATGATGTTACCTTTTTTGTTCTTTACATAAACATAGAACTTCTTACTACCACCTCGTATCGGGTCATTCAGTTTGACCTTCTTACCTTGATACTCTGCTTCGGTAATCTCTAAGTCTTTATAAGTTTCTTCGCAGAGACAATCTATAGATTCTACTTGTTTAAATGTTTT